GAGAAAGAAAATAAAGAAGATAAAAAAGACGAAGATGAAAAAGATGAAGACGAAAAAGAAATGAAATCTGAGTCTGAAGATAAAGAAGAAGATAAAAAAGATGATGAAAAGAAAGAAGACGAAAAAGAAGTGAAATCTGAATCTGATGATGAAGAAGAAAAAATTAAAGACAAAGATAAAAAAGAAAAAGACGAAATTAAAGTCAACGAAACAGTAAAAGAAACTGTATCAGTTGATGTATCAGCTGATGTTGAAGCACTTTTAAAAGGCGAAACATTATCTGAGGATTTTAAAACTAAAGCAAGAATAATATTCGAAAACGTAGTAATCAATCGTGTTAAGACAGAGATTGCTCGTATTTCAAATGAATTGACTGCTGAAAATGCTAAAAACATGACAGCAATCAAAGAGAGCCTAATTGATAAAGTTGATGGATATCTCAGCTATGTAGTTGAGCAGTGGATCTTACAGAATGAAATTGCTCTTGAATCTGGTATTAAGAATGAAATCCTAGAAGAATTCATTGGTGGTTTAAGAAATCTATTCGAAGACCATTATATTGAAGTACCGAATGAAAGATTTGACGTATTAACAGATCTTTCGGATCAACTTAATACTACCAAGAAAAAACTTGATGAAGCAATGTCAGAGAATGCTAAAATCACAAAAGCATTCAGTGATTTACGAAAAAATGAAATCATATCTGCAGCTTCAAAAGATCTAGTTTCAACTGATTCAGAAAAATTAAGAGGACTATGTGAAGAACTATCCTTTGAAGATTCTGATTCATTTGAGAAAAAAGTACAGACAATAAAGAATAATTATTTTTCAGTATTGTCTCAAACCAACAACTCAACAGTGGCAAAGACCATTGTTGATTCAATTGTGACTGATGAGCCAGTCGTTGTAAACGAGTCAACTAAGATAGTTGATACTAAGATAGCTGCATACGCAGATCTACTTACTCGCTCGAAGAAACAGATTTAACAATAATATAGGAGAATAACATGGCAGATCGTAAAGATCTTTTAAAGAAATGGGCTCCAGTATTAGATCATTCAGGTGTAGCACCTATTAAAGATGCATACCGAAAAGAAGTGACAGCAGTTCTTCTTGAGAACCAAGAGCGTTCTATCAATGAAGAAAAGCAAGCACTTTTTGAAGCAACTCATGCTAACCAAGCTGGTGCAATGCCAGACAGTTCAGGAGTAGCTAAATTTGATCCAGTGCTTATCTCATTAGTACGTCGTGCAGTTCCACAAATGATCGCTTATGACGTTTGCGGAGTGCAGCCGATGACACAACCAACTGGCTTAATATTTGCGATGAAAAGCAGATTTACGTCACAAAGTGGTACAGAAGCATTATTCAACGAAGCTAATACAGGTTTCTCTGGTACAGGTACAAACCAAACTGGTTCAAACCCTACATCAGCTGGTTATGATGTTCAAGGTGGTATGACAACTACTGCAGCTGAAGGTCTTGGTGATTCAGGAACGTTCAATCAAATGGCGTTCTCAATCGAGAAGACATCAGTGACAGCAAAGACTCGTGCATTAAAAGCAGAGTACACTGTTGAATTAGCACAAGATCTAAAATCAGTTCATGGTCTAGACGCAGAAAGTGAATTATCAAATATCCTATCTACTGAAATCCTTTCGGAAATCAATAGAGAAGTAATTCGAACAATTTACATATCAGCTAGAACAGGAGCGACAACAGGAACTGCAACAGCAGGAACTTTTGATCTTGATGTAGATTCAAACGGAAGATGGTCAGTTGAAAAATTCAAAGGATTATTATTCCAAGTAGAAAGAGAAGCAAACGTTATAGCACAAGAAACACGTAGAGGAAAAGGTAATTTCATTATCGCATCTTCTGATGTGGCAAGTGCATTAGCAATGTCAGGTATATTAGATTATACACCTGCTTTATCAACTAATTTAAATGTAGATGAAGCATCAACAACATTCGCTGGTGTTCTAAATGGTCGTTATAAAGTGTTTGTAGATCCATATTCAGCAAACAATGCAGCTACTCAACTTTTATTAGTTGGATATAAAGGTAGTTCAGCATTTGATGCTGGTATTTTCTATTGCCCATACGTTCCACTACAATTGGTGCGTGCAGTAGATCCTTCTACTTTCCAACCAAAAATAGCGTTTAAAACACGTTATGGTATGGTAGCGAACCCATTCGCAGGATTAACAGCAAATTCTAACTTCTACTACAGAAAAGTAGCAGTGACGAACTTGATGTAATTCTTTTTTGGAATATCAGGTATTCCAAAAGGTTGAATATATAATTTAAAGGGGGGGATGAAAGTCTCCCCCTTTTTCATTTAAACTAAATAATTATAATATGGTTTTTAATCCTTCAAATAATCCTTCTAATATTAATCCATTAAATGTTAATGGGTTTACTTTCTCATTTGCACGTATTCCAAATGTAAATTACTTTGTTCAAGAAGTTAATTTACCAGATTTATCGCTTGGTGAGCCAGTTCAAGCTACACCTCTTTCAGATGTTTATCTTCCAGGAGAAAAATTAACTTATGGTGTTTGTACAATCAATTATATTGTCGATGAAGATATGACAAATTATATGTCATTATATCGATGGATGGTTGCATTAGGTAAACCAAAAAATTATGAACAATATCTAGATTTTCCAACCACTGACACAGAATCTTTTAAAAAAAATTTATCAGAATTAGCAAAAAATTATTCAGATGCAACATTAATTATACTAAATAATAATAACAAACCTAGTAAGATTGTGACTTTTAAAGATATGTTTCCTACTAGTTTAGCGTCGATCTCTTTCGATTCACGAAACACTGATGCGACTTACATAACACATTCTGTCACTCTGAGATATAGCTATTTTACAATAACGAATCCAAATTCATCGACAGCCTACTAATAATAATTTAAATAGAAAGCTGTAAATGTATAAACATAAAATCCTATCATCTGTTCCAAGGCGACTATATTTGGTCCTGTTATTTTGTTTTTCTATTTTATTCACATTTACTACAAGTGCTAAAGTACCATTATTTCCTCCAAACTCACAGATTCAAGATATACCTATTATCTGCTCTGATGCAACTTCACTTGATTCTTATTTAAAAGAACAAGGATATACTCCAAGCACTTCTTGGTTTGGTAGAAGAGGTGCTTCTGCTTCAGGAGATGTTGTATTTGTAGTCGTTAATTATACAAACAAGTCCGAACCATCAAGAATTGTTGCAACAATTACTACTCCATCAGGAGATAGTTGTTTATTATTCGTTGGATTTGATGGAAAAAAATTGAATTAAACCCTTTACTTACAAGCATTTTTATAGTATAATTAGATTATGACACTTGAAGAAATACAATCAAATTGGAGTACAGATTGTGCGATTGACGATAATCATCTAGATCGTGAATCTGTTCGCACACCTGTACTTCACTCAAAATATTTAAATTTACTCATTTCTTATAAACATCGAATTACAACAGCACAATCTGACTATAATAGTTTGCGTGTAAAGAAGTTTAGATATTATCGTGGTGAAATGAGTAAGAGTGAATTAGAGTCTGCTGGTTGGCAACAGTGGCAAGGTATTAAACCATTAAGGAATGAAATGGATGAATTTCTTAATGGTGATTCAGATTTAATTAAGTCAAAACTTAAAATAGATTATTTGTCGAGCATACAAGAACTTCTTGAATCTATATTGCAACAGATCAAGTCACGAGATTGGATTATAAGAAATTCATTGGAGTGGAAAAAGTTCATTAGTGGTGCATAATGTCCTCTCTTACAATTGAATATCTTAACGAAACACACGTCCGTGTTCTTTCTCCTGATCTAAGTACCGAAAAAGAATTATCCGAATATTTTACATTTTATAGTCCTGGAGCACATTTCACACCTGCATTTAGAGCAAGACTTTGGGATGGTAAAGTACGTCTTTATGATTTGCTTCGAAAAACAATCTACACAGGACTAATTCCTTATATTGAAAAATTTACATTAGAAAGAGGTTATGATTTAAATTTAGTAGGAATTCCTAGTAATAATATAGAAATATCAAAAGAAGATTCAAATTCATTTATAAAATCATTAAATATTGGTTTAAAAAATGATCCCTCCTTTGAGATACGAGACTATCAAATAAATGCAGTTTACTCTGCTATTTCTCAACGAAGAGTGCTTCTTTTAAGCCCAACCGCTAGTGGGAAGTCTCTAATAATGTATATTATATTGAGATGGTATTTGCAACAAAATAAACGTTGTTTAATTATTGTTCCAACGACCAATTTAGTTGAACAATTATATAAAGACTTTGATTCATATTCTGCTTTCAATGGATTCTCTGTTTCTTCAAATATTCAAAGACTCTATTCAGGTCGATCCAAAGAAATAAGTTTAAATGTATTAATTACAACTTGGCAGAGTATATACAAATTACCAAAAGCTTTTTTTGAACAATTTGATGTAATATTTGGTGATGAAGTCCATAAATTTAAAGCAAGATCATTAGTCTCTATAATGGAAAAATCGAATAAAGTAAGTTATAGAATTGGTACAACAGGAACAATTGATAATAGTAAAATACACAAATTAGTTCTTGAAGGACTCTTTGGAATTGTAAATCAAGTGACTACAACAAGTCAATTAATGGATTCAGGAAGATTAGCTAACTTAAAAATTACATGTCTTCTTCTTAAATATGATGATATTAGTCGTGAAGGAAGAAAAAATAATGTTTATGCTGATGAGATTGATTGGATAGTTTCTTGTAATAAAAGAAATTCATATATTTGTAATCTTGCACTTAATTGTAAAGGCAACACACTTATACTTTATCAATATGTAAAAAAACATGGAATCCCTCTTTACGAATACCTAAATAAGTTAGAGAAAAAATATAATAAAAAAGTTTATCTTATTTCTGGTGATACGATTGTAGCTGATCGTGAAGAAGTTCGAGAGATTGCAAAAGATTCGAATAATTGTATCATCGTAGCAAGTTATGGAACATTTAGTACAGGTGTAAATATACCGAGTATTGAAAACATAATCTTAGCAAGTCCAATTAAGAGTAAAATCCTTAATTTACAAAGTATTGGGCGAGGACTTCGTTTAAATGATGGAAAGAAAATTTGTAATTTGTTTGACATATCAGATGATTTATCCTCTAAGTCTTGGAAAAATCATACCTATCGTCATTTGTTAGCGAGGATACAAACATATTCAGATGAAAAATTTAACTATTCATTAGTAGAGGTAAAAATAAATGCAGCAGAAATTAGAAACACCGAGAATAATCAAATCCAATGAAGATTTTGTTATAATTAAACTCTCAACAGGAGAGCAATTATTAGCAATTAGAACAATTGAAGATAAAGATAATATCAGTTGTGAATTTCCATTTTTGCTAAGAAATTATCCTAGAATAACAAAAGATGGTGGAATTATTGAACAAGTGACAGCTGGTCCTTTTTGTAGTTTTGCTAATAATAGACAATTTACTTTTGCAAAGAAAGATGTAGTACTTTGTAAGAAATTACATACTTTCGCAATTCCATTTTATATGTCACTCTATAATCAACATGAACGAATGGTGAGTATGGGGTCTTATGAGCAGTTTTCAAATAACTTCATGACAGATGAAGAAATGCAATCTTTGGATAAAGATTCTTATGATGAAATTTCAAACGAAGAGTTGGATGAATTTAAAGATATATACAATGAGATTAAAAAGAATTCTAAGAATAGATTACATTAGATAGCCGACAGGGCTATTATACTGTATAAAATCTTGGGAGACAAGTAGTTGCTTTCCAATTAAAAATAATATATAATACAGTCTCTTATTCTCTGATTTTCTAAAAATACATTTATGAAAAAAACTAAAGTGATTAAAGCACATTATGTCAATAATGCAGAATTACTCAAAGCATTAATCCAATGGAAAAAAGATTGTGGCGATGCTGAAGATTCTGG